CCAGGATTGCCGATGTAGAGATCGTACGCAAACTGGTTGAGCGAGTCTGTTAGGACATCGCCAAGGTACTCTTCGTGAACGACGACGGTATGCTTACCGCGTTGGAAGATTTTCGGCTCGCGTGTGCGAGACACGGCGCCGCGAGCTGCGGGCGCCGGATTGAACTTGCGCTTTTTTGGCAGGCTCTTTTTGGCCATAAATTTCTTTGGCATGATAGTGTTGATCCTTTGGTTGTGGGGTAGCCCTGACCAATAACAGGGACTGTTCATCTCGTGCACATGATTCACTGTGGTCTCAGCGGCGGCAGCCAGCCGTCAGCGAGATTATCTGGTGAAGAGCATGGGATCCGTGCAGTCTCTCGACATTCCGGACACACTGGCAGATTTGCTGCCCAGGCCTTAGTACGTAAATATTTACCGCAATTTTGCATTTGCGAACGTTTTGGACCCTTAAGCACGAAACACCCTACGGCAACCCTGCCGATCGGAGTAGTTTAAGGTCTTCGGACCCTCACATTCAGTTACAGTGCTCGCAATCACACGACCATGGATGGCGTGCGGTCACGAGCCCTGAAAACGCTCGCTCACCCGATCTCTGCGAGTTCTCGGCTTGAAAACTTGCGGAAACCGAGTTCCACTGAATGTCGTACGAAAAGTCTTCCTCGTGGTAGTCAAAACGTGAGATCGGAGCGATCTCTTTGACGCCTACGAGCAGCTGAGTCAGCTGGGCTTGTGACAAATTTCGATCTACATTTGTCACCTTCCGAAGCTTCTCGACGCTTGTCGTGACACTGAGGTCACGCCAAGGAGAATGCACAACAGTCTTCTCCTCGCGCTGGACGACACGCGAAGAAGCAGGCAACTGCGCAGACTCGTGGTTCGGCAAGCCACGAAGTATGCGCTGCGCCTCGGCGATTTGGGATGTTGTCACGTCGAATTGCCATCCGACGGGAACAGGAACACCGAAACCACCGAGCGAAGGGTGAATGAACAAGTTTCGTCCCTTGGTTTGGACGCGAAGCTCATCCGCGTGGAGACCAAGAAAGTCATACATTGTTTCACAGCCATGGAGAGATCCACGAAGAAGTTGCGGAAGTATGTGCGGCAAATATGCACTATCCTCGGCAACGTCCTCGCCTCCAAGCACCTTCGATTGTCCGAAAAGTAGTCCTACATTGAGGTAGTCAACTTGCACAGGCGTACTCGTTTCCGATCGGAGATCGAACATGAACGATGTGCTGTTGATATTCGCATAAGAGCAATGCGAATAGACTTTCCCCACAGACAATGGCAGGCCCACACGGCTCCCAAAGTGCTTCATTTTATCAATTTCGCGCACGGTTGCGCAAAACAAGATGTCGTCGCCGTTGACCAAGACACGATCAGTCCAAAAAGCTTTCAACTCTCGATTGGGCACGCCGGTTCGGCGCGCCTTCTCGGAGGAATACTGCTCATAACGATCGATGCCAAGCGCGAGTTCGTCGCGCCAGGCATGAGTCCTAGCCAACAAATACAGTGCGAGATTTACCAAGCACAGTATGACGAATGAGACGCGAGAACCCATCAACTGCGCGTTGACTTGAACTGCGTCAGGGACGGAAAACGCGGCGTAGGCAACGCCGGTTTTCTGGTCTTTCTTGATTTTGATATCAATTTTCAGATTATTCTTTCGCGACCACTCGCAAAACTTTCGACGAATCGAAAAGTAGCTCGGATCGCTCAAGTCGACAAAGATGACAGGGTACTGACACAAATGTGGATCGAGACACGCCAGGAAGACGTCGGCGTCGTCAAGGTCGTATACAAGTCGGGCTAAAAGATCACGAGAGATCGAACGCGACAAGTTGTCGGTCGACGCTTCGTAATCGCCTGAGAACCAGAGGTAATCAGGTCCACGTATCACAATGTCGATTAGATCGGTTGGCGACACAGGTCGCCCGATCAATCTGAAGCACGGCATTTTTCGCATCAGGCCGTGCAAAGCTTTTTGGAAGTCGCCAGACACATGATATGGCGCAGCTTCCCCTTTCGAAATTACGCGGATCTTCGCCGGTTCTAGAACCGCTTGGATGGTAGCACGTAATTGTCTTGGTATCGTCTTACCCATCCGGTCGACAAAGGTCCGATTGTCGTCTTCAGGTAGGTCTTTGTACATCGTCACACGATCGCGTGCGATGTCCCAGACGGTCTCCCAAGGTTCAGCGATCGCCGGTGCGTGGCGGCGCGGGTCAGTGAAATCGACTGCACCATCATCGTTCACATAGTGATCGTTGAGTTCAGTCGGTTCAAAGCCGGCGTCGACGTACGCATCCTCGATAACATCTGCGAGCTCGGTCATAGCCGCATTGCTGAAATTCGAAGCGTAGGCGGGGTCCGAGAAAATTGCGCGAGGCGCAAAATCGAATCC